TTATCGTATGCCTGCTCCGTTGGCTAACCGTTTCGTTCACTTGGAAATGAAAGTTGACTGGGAAGATTATTTTGGTTGGGCTGTTGACAACAAGATCCATAAGGACGTAGTTGGCTTCTTAACTTTCTCTAAGAAAGACTTGTACGACTTTGATCCTAAGTCAGCATCACGTGCCTTTGCTACACCACGTAGCTGGTCATTCGTATCCGAATTGTTGTTTGATGACGACGAAGATACTGACACATTGACTGACTTAATTTCGGGTGCGGTTGGTGAAGGTTTGGCTGTTAAGTTTATGGCTCACCGTAAGATTAGCTCAAAGTTGCCTGATCCTACAGACATCTTGGCTGGCAAGGTTAAGAAGATGGACACTAAGGAAATCAGTGCTATGTACTCTTTGACTGTAAGTCTGTGCTACGAATTGAAGGATGCCGCTGACAAAAACGACAAGAAGTTTAACGACAAAGTTAACTACTTCTTCCAGTTTATGATGGATAATTTCGAAACTGAATTGGTTGTAATGGGTACTAAATTGGCATTGACGCAATATCAATTGCCGTTGGATCCAGATGAGATCAAATGTTTTGATGACTTCCATGCCAAATATGGTAAGTACATTGCGGCAGCTACAGAAAAGCATTCACGCTAATTTGAGCTAGCGCCAGTTGACAGGAGCTTCGGCTCCTGTTATAATATATACATACAGTAAATATTTAGGAGCAGAAAATGTCAAGTTATTTAGATCCAATTGTTGATAAAATTATTGTAGCACGAGTTGGCCTGCTACTGCGTCATCCATTTTTTGGCAATATGGCTACTCGTCTTAAAATTGAAGATGCTACAGACTGGTGTGCTACTGCCGCAACAGACGGACGTCATTTATATTACAATCGAGACTTTTTTACAGACTTAACTACCAAGCAGGTTGAGTTTGTTGTTGCACACGAAATCCTACATAATGTGTTTGAGCACATGCTCCGTGTAGAAGGGCGTGATCGCAAAATATGGAATATTGCCGCTGACTATTCAGTTAATGGCACATTAGTTCGTGATCGCATTGGCGAAGTTCCTCCGAAGATTAAAATCTTCCACGACACTAAACACTACGGCAAAAGCTCAGAACAGATCTATGACGAGATTTATGAGTCAATGGATGATGAAGAATTAGATGCACTTGGTCAGTTGTTAGACGAGCATATTGATTGGGAGAAGGAAGGCAAAGGCCGTCCTGCGTACTCAAAAGAAGAGCTCAAGCAAATCCGTGATGAGATCAAAGAAGCTATGATGACAGCGGCTCAGGCGGCGGGTGCAGGTAATGTGCCGGCAGAGATTGGACGCATGATCAAAGAGCTTACAGAGCCTAAGATGAACTGGCGTGAAATTTTGCGCCAGCAAATCCAAAGTACTGTTAAAAACGACTATACCTTTATGCGTCCTAACCGCAAAGCATGGCACATGAGTGCAATTTTGCCAGGTACTAACTACGACGAGACTATTGATATCTGTATTGGTATTGACATGTCTGGTTCAATTGGTGACGAGCAAGCTAAAGACTTCATTAGCGAAATCAAAGGTATTATGGATGAGTACAAAGAATACAAGATCAAATTGTGGTGCTTTGATACTAAGGTCTATAACGAACAAGACTTTGACGGCTACGGTTCCGACATTATGGAATACGAGGTTAAAGGTGGTGGTGGTACCGAATTTGATGCTAACTGGGACTACATGAAAGAGCATGACATTAACCCTAAGAAGTTTATCATGTTTACAGATGGCTATCCTTGGGGCTCATGGGGTGATGAAAACTACTGTGATACAGTATTCATTATCCACGGCAATACCACTATTGTTCCTCCATTTGGTGCTCACGCATATTATGAGTCTAGTAATAAAACTTGATCCTGACGCATTCAGTGCCGGTCAAATTGAAAGTAAAATTTGGGCGGCACGTGAATTAGAAACTGTAGTGGCTCAACAAAAAATTGAGCCACTACGCATTGCCATCCTCGGCGGTTGGTATGCACTATTGCATTTTATTTTACAGACACGAGAACGTGTAACTATTGAATACTGTAGATCTTATGACATTGATCCGAGTGCGTGTATGGATGCAAATCTTATCAATAATACTTGGGAAATTAAAGATTGGCAGTTTAGGTCTTTTCCTAGAGACGCTAACAAAGCCATATATGATGACAACATTAATCTAGTTGTTAATACTTCAACAGAACATTTTGCCAGTAAAGAATGGTATGATCGTATACCTAACGGAACTCTATGTCTGTTCCAAGGTAATGATCTAGTTATAGATGACCATGTACAGCGTCCAGAAAGTTTAGAACATTTTAAATCTCTTTGGCCTCTCAAAGAGTTGTTTAGCGGGTCCTTGCATTTTGATTTTAAAGATGCACCTTACACTAGACACATGACTATTGGCTACAAATAATGGCATTAAAAAACGGCAAACCTAACGCACTTAATGCGTTAGATTTAAGAAAAGTCTCTTTTCCAGCTCATCATTTTCATTATACTCTATTAGAAAAATATACACCCACCTATCATAAAACAATAGACTCATGGATATATCAAAATCTTAATAGTCGTTATTATGTCGGACAGGCTGTAGATCTAGTAGATAACACAATAGTGTACGTTACTAAAATTGGATTCGAGCAAGAAAAAGAACTTAGTTTTTTCAAACTTGCATGTCCACATTTAAGCTAACAGATAATTAATATACATATATAACTTATACAAGGAGGTCATCATGACTGAAGAAACTAAAGTAGAACAACCTGCAGAAGCAGCACCACAGGAATCCAATGATTTAACAATCAACGATCTTAACGCTATGAGAACTATTATTGATATTGCTAGTTCGCGTGGTGCTTTTAAACCAAATGAAATGGTAGCAGTTGGACAAACATACAACAAACTATCTGCATTTTTAGATACAGTAGCCAAGCAACCAAAGCAAGGAGCATAATATGCAAACCTTAAAACATGTCGGGCGTATTAAATCTACCGGTCGTAGATGTTTAGTAGTATTTAGAACCTTGCCAGGTGATGCATTTAGTTGTTTGGTTATTCAAACAGAAAGTCTTGATCCAAGCCAACACGATTCACTAATCAATCTAGTTGAATCAAATTCTGCACAATCAGCAAATGAGTTTAGTGAAGTATTAGCTAGAGCAGTTTTTAGTGATGGAAGTACTATGTTGCCAAGTCTTCATGCAAGAGGCTTGTTGTCAAAGTTTCCAACAGATAAGATTGAAATGGTTCCTAACATGCAAGCTACAATCTTGCTGTCAGAGTTAAATCAAGTTATTGCACAACAAGCTGGAGTTAGTGTACAAGACCTTGCTATTCGTCCTTCTGCTAAGGAAAGTGCGCAAATAGAAGAACTAGTAAAAGTAAAAGATATTAGTCCTACTACAGGTAATACTGAGCCGTTGATGGATCAATATGATTTAGGTAAAACTACATCAGCAAGTGTAAATGAGGACGGTATTTTAACCGATGACATATTAGCTAAAAAATATCGTAGCGATGCAGATCGTTTAAGCAAGGAAGCTGCTCAACTCCGTCGTATGGCTGAAGACTTAGTGCCTACAAAGAAAAAAGCCGCAGTTAACGAGTGACCACTGGAAAGCCGTTTCCTAAAGATGTCGTTGAACATTGGCCCGAGGTATTTGGAGAGATTACCTTAAACGTAGTACCTCTTAAATACCTTGACTCGGTCACTGTTACATTTAAAAATAAAAAAGTTTGGGAAATTAAAATTGCAGCAAAGCAGGCTCAAGAAGACTGGGATTCGTTTGAAACAAATCTAAAAGAAATGCTAGCATCCTATGAAAGCGAAATAGAAAATGTAGATTTTAAACTCGATACAGAAAGAGTTAAAAAAGACATGATCAAGAATACGAATAACTTTTTAAAGAAAAGAAAATTGAAATGAATGTTAAACTAATTAGTTATAGTCAACCCACACAAGAATTTGCCGAGTTAGGCGTTGACAATGCACAAGAACTAATTGCATATTGTGCTCGTGTTAGCAATCCTGCTAATCAACTAAACACAGAAACAAGCGAAAAACTCATCAAGTATTTGGTCAAACACCAACATTGGTCTCCGCTTGAAATGGTATCTGCATGTATCGAAATTACAACAACTCGTGATATTGCTCGTCAAATTTTACGTCATCGTAGTTTTAGTTTCCAAGAATTTAGTCAGCGTTATGCCGATCCTACAAAGGATCTAGACTTTGTAACTCGTGAAGCAAGACTACAAGATCCTAAAAATAGACAAAATAGTGTAGCCACTGACGATGAGCAACTGCAAGCAGAATGGGAAATGATTCAGCAGGCGGTAATCGGTGCTGCCAAAGAAGCTTATGAGTGGGCTATTGAAAACGGTATTGCTAAAGAACAGGCCCGTGCTGTGCTACCAGAAGGCCTTACAGAAAGTCGTTTATATATGAATGGCACACTACGTTCATGGATTCACTTTATCGAACTACGTAGTGCAAATGGTACGCAAAAAGAACACCAAGAAGTTGCGGTTGCCTGTGCAAAAGCGATTGCGGCTATTTTTCCAATGGCTGTTGCTCTAGTTACTCAGGGCGCATCGGCAACTTAACGTTAAGTTTAAATTGTTCGTACAACCAGGACCAGTCATTAATTTTAATTAATGCGTCCTGGTTTCCTTTATTCTCCGTGCCGTATTGCATACCTAATACAGCACCAGGCACAACATATTCACCAAACGGTCTGTCTAATCCTTTAGTGGTCCATGCTGTTAATCTTTTAAGATTTTCGTCTTGATCAGCTCGTGCAATAGCACTGCTAGCCAATTTAACAGCTTCTCTAAATCCACTACGCCATGCATTCCACGGACTAGATGCAAATCTGTTAACGCTTGCAACTTTAGGTACTATAGTGAGCTTATTGCTAAGACTAGTAGTAATGTCAACACCGTCTTTTGTCACGTCAAATAACATTTTAGGTAATAGTTTAACAGCACCGTTACCATACTCTAGATCATTTATTTCGTTACGACTGTGCCAAATATGCACCAGATCAAATGCATAATCTTCTACAAAATAATCAAAGTCAAATGTTTCTAGTACTTCATTATCGCCATCTACTACCCAAAAGTAATCAGTTGTAGATTGTTCGGCGCAGGCCTTGTGACTAAGGTATATGTTAGCTTCGCCAAAGACTCGTTTTGCCTGTGGGAATCTCTTGCTTAGTATTTGCCAGTTTTCCCAACTATTAGGTTCGTTGTAAGATAGAAAAAATATATCATATAGTATATCCGCCTGTACAACATAGTTATTGATGTATTTTAGATTGTCAAAAAATTCTTGACTGACATCTATGTAATGATTTTTTGGAATAAGATAACACTGAAATTTATCAGCATACTTTTGAAATAATTTAAACACATGTACAAATTCGCCATCCCATTTTTTAGGTTCAAATGCTAACATGCTATCTAAAAATTCATAAGTAGAATCTATAAACCAAAAGAATTTAGTAAAAACTTTTTTCTTAGCTATATCAGCAGTCTTAGCTAGTGTACTATCAAAGTTTACAAATTTAGCGTGAGGATATTTTTCTGTTAAAAATGCTCGACGCTCTTTGGGTAGAGATTTACAATTATAAAATACTAAATCGTACATTATTCTTTATCCAGGAATCCAATACCAGAACGATATTGATTTAAGTGTACAGCTTTAAAAAATTTACTAGCATCTACATCTAAATCTGCTACCTCTAGATCGAGTGCGTTTTTTAAGCTATTACCATAAGTTTTAATGGAGTCGTTAAGATTCATATGTTCTACATCACTGTGCCATAGGCTAGTAAGATAATCAAAATCTCTAACTTGCACATAGTCCCAGTCAGTACAGTTGGTCATATAACATCCGTGACGAGCACCAAGTATTGCCCACAGACCGTTTGTTGAGTCGGCGCCAACGTTGAGCCATACTCGTAAACGATCTAAGTTCTTCCAATGAATTTCTTTTTTGAATTCTTTATTGGCAGTTTTAACACCTCGCTCCAACGACATCTTTACACCTTCACGGAACCCTGCTCGCCATGCTTGGAACGGGCTAGCATTATTATACACATCACTAAAGCATCTATTCATCTGTATATATTCAGCATCCCAACAAAAATCTACTTGTGCATTAGGATCATCTGCAGGGGCATTTTCGTGAGTTTTCATATCTAATACATACTGTTTAGGCCACAGCTTTAACCCGCCGTTACCATACATAAGTCCGTTTACTACATTGTATCCTGCCCAGCTAATAACACATTTTGACAAATCTTTATGTTGGTCAAAGTCTACTTCTTGATTTAGAAAATCTTCACGTACTGTATTGTCACCGTCGACTGTAACAAATCGATCTGTCTCACTTAGATTGGCGCAGGCCTTGTGGGCGGCATCGCTACCCTTAACGCCGTGTACACGTTTTGCCCAAGGCACTTTCTTTAACAAATCTGCATAATTTTTTTCTGCATTTGGTTCGTCATAACTAAGGTAGATAATGTCATAGTCTAAAATTTTAACTGTTTGTGTCATTTTATAATATAGTATCCTACTGTAGAAAAGAATTGTTTAACATATACTGCAATATTATCAATATCGCCTTCTTTATCAGAATGGTAGTATACTATTTCTCTGTCTTTTTTAATTAATTCATTTATTGAGACTTTGATAGTCCTGTATATAAAATTCATATTACGCTTGTCGATTATATAAATTTCAAGCGTAGTGTTAAGATTATATTTCTTTAATATTTCTCGTTGATCATTGCGTATTTGAAATCCCCACTTTTTAAATGTAGGATAATTTTCAATAGTAAACATGCTATCCCAATTAGTAACTTTGGGAGCGTTAGTTAAAAATACAGAAGATATATCATCTTCGTATTTAGAAACAATTCGTGGAGTATTTTGATCAATAAATGTAACTTGAAAATTTTTAAACTGATTAGTACCGTTTAAAAATTCCTTAACAATATCAAATTCAAACTCTACAAAACAGTCATATACTGTACTTGCCTCATTAGTAACACTTAAAATATCTCCAGAGTCTTTATCAAAGTATACTCGATAAGGCAATACTACAGTGCTCAATGCTAGCGATTGAGCTAATAATTCATAAGGAACAATATCTTCTTCTGGATTATACATTTAATTTCTCAATGATTGTATCTGTAAGGAATGCATCTTCCACGTAATGAAATACTCCTCGTTGTCTAAAATTATTTAGGTATAATTCTCTAAAGTCTGTAAAATTTACCAATAGCTGACTTAGGCAAGATTGCGGAATAGGATCCCATCCTTGAAGTGCTGGTTTTAAGTGCGTAAAGGTAAACGGACTATTTTTATTTGTAATAACGTCATCAATTCCCATCAACTTAGCAGCAATGGCAACTGACACATCAAAACTGTAAAAGTTCTGCATGTTCTTTGGAGCAACTCTATTATACATGTTCTCCCAATTATATGTTATAAATTCTAATAATTTAAAAAATTCAAGAGCAGTATCTGATTTTCTAAAATAACACATTCCCGAATATAGATTAGGAAGATCATTAGCTACAAACATTTTTCTATATGTAGGATTATCAATTACACGACGTTTATAATCAACTACTGACGATGTGAAAAATAAATCTCTATCGTTGACAAATTTCCATACACCTTCAATATTATCTAATACTAACATATCAGTATCAAATATTATAGTTTCATCGTAAGGACTAGCGTAATAAAGTTTCCATCTATTCTCAACTTTCCATGTACTATTAGATGCAGCATCATTAAACGGAATTGGAATTATTTGGTCAAATACAGCCCGATACTCTTCAGGAACTTGATCATTAGTAATTATACTAATATTATTAATAGTGGGTTGAGTTGCCTTAATGCTTAGGGCTAACGCATATGCTTGACGTACATAATCAACATCACTATTTTGAGCAAGTACTAAAAATCCTTTACTCATTCACAACTCCATCAATACAACGAGTAAGACTATATTTGTTCATAACGTGTACATCTAAATTGCTAGTTTTAACAGCAGTGTATTCACCGTTGTAATTTTTCTTTTCTACTAAAAATTTTAACTTAGAATTATCTATATCTAATAATATATCTCTATCTAAAATATAATTCATCTTTCCAGGTAACGGGGCGGCAAAGTCTTCACCCATCATATGTATAGCAATACTAAATGCAAAGTCATTTCGAAATACCGTAGAGTCTATGTTATATAACAATCGATAGTAATTCCAGTTTAATTTAATATTTTTAATTAGATCAAAGAACGCCCAGGTGGCTGCGGTCTTTTTAAAATAAAATGCAGTAGCCCAATAGAATGGAATTGAGTTTTGATTTAGATATCTAAAACTGCGATCATCTCTCCAATTAGCTAAATCAAAACTATCCTTATATATTAAGAAATCGTGTTGACTGGACCATATATTTTTTAATGTTGAACTGCTAATAATAAAATCACTGTCAATGACTAGTGTCTCATCGTACGGAGATAAAAAACAACAATCAACACGTGATAAGTTTTTCCATGTTAATGTTTTAACAGCTAATGAACCGTCATGGAATTTTTTAGTCTGATTTGTTTCTGTCCATATGTCTATAATTTGATCAAACACTTGTTCAGCATCAGGTTGACTTTGTTTGAGCCAACCTGCACTATCTGTAATTAGACTAACAGGTACTCCTAGATATTCTTTTACTCGCTTGGCAGCAAACAAAGCTATCTTTGCATAATCAATTTCTGAATTATTTTGTGCAAATATTAAAACGCCACGTGTCATAGGGCTATTAAATCGCCGACTCGGCGTTTAGATCTAATTTGATTGTATTTTACCAAATATTCATTAGTTGCACTAAAATAGATAGAAATAATTTCGTCTAAAAATACTTTTAAATCGGGTATTTCTACTGGGATATTATTATCGTCAAGTACTACTGCTAGAGTAGTTTCACGAGCAACTAGTGTGCCGATAAAAGTAATTAAATTTCTATCAACAGTGAAACTTGCACCTTGAAAATAATAGATAAGACTTTGTTGAAATTCTTCAAGAATAACCTTGCGTTGATTGCTCAACGTGGTCATATAATTGGCTGTTTGAAATGCCTTTTCTAATCGTTCGTCCACAGTAACCTCCAGAGCTTTTACTATACAGTATAGTAATTAGCTTGTCAAGAGATTTGGAGTTACATTCCTGACTGACTAGCAGTAGGTCCAGTTACTGATACGTTTGTGCCGGATGGTCGAAATTGGCTAATTACACTATTTAATGTGCCATCAACGTTTTCGTCTACTGCAGGTCCAAGACCTACTTGATCTCCGAGGTCATTATCCTGAAATTCGATAGTTAAAATTAACTGCGTAGATCCTGCATCTCTGCGAGCATAGATATAATATCTATTTTCTGCATAAGATCCAGACGGTGCATTTTTTTGCCCAACAAGGGTATTAGATGTTGTTAAGTCGTACCAGCCAATTGATGACCCGGTTGCATTTGAGCATGTTGTTTGAGTATAATCAAATACAAATTCTCCCATTTGACTAAACATTGTATCCCAGGTAGTGTTTTTACTACTAGATGTACCGCCTGTTCTATTAGCAGATACACGAATTTTCCCGCCTGCATTGAAGAAATATCGCATATTATCAGCAGTACTTGATAATGTCACAGTATGGGTAAGTGTTCCGTTCCATGCTGTTGTACGAGTCCCGGTAATCAATCCCTCACTTGAAAATTGTGCGGCACCGATTGAGAATTTATCTGATGTTATAGTATTTGAAAATAAATTAAATTGATTGCGCAGTGCTTCAGTAATTGAAATTCCACTAGATGGAAGTAATAAATTTGCGCCATCTGTTGCACTACTAGTACCCACTGAAGTACCTGTTTGATGTTGGCGAGCTGTAACCATATCATTTCTTAATGCAAGCCACTGTGATGCTGATATTGTCGACCCCACAGTTACTGCCGGTGAAGTTATAGCCTGGCCGTAGCCTGTTTGACCTGATCCTGTACCAAAAACTAAATCTACTTTAGCTTTAATAGTGTCATAGTCTGCTTTTTCAATTAATGAGCCTACGCCTGCTGACATGTTTTATCCCTTATAATACCAATGCTTCGACTAGTTTAACACCAGTATCGTCACTGCTTTCTAATGCTATTGCAAATACTTCATGTGAGTGATGTACCGCAACGCTTGCGCAACCGTCGTTTGCTGCAATTAAATTGTCACCTTTACGAACAGACCCAATTATTTTTACAGGAACACGCCCTTTAAGTGCAATGTATGTTCCACCTTCTAATTCGCTATTCATCATGTAAGCTGGATTAGCAGAAACTACACCAACTGCACGTTTGCCCCACGAACTAGCTGTTACTTCTTTTTCGCCGCCTACTACAACTACTGTACCAGTTTCGTAGTCTGCATCTGCAAGGTATTTCTCAGCCAAGTCAGCATATCTAGCTTGTGTAGCAATACCTTGGAATAAGTTTGCTATTAGATTTCCGTCAACATCTCTAGCTGCTATTGTGTTAACGCCTGCTGAAATTTGTGCTTGTCGATAATTTCCGGCTACACTAAGAGAATCTGCTTGAGTAGCGGGACCGTTGAATGAAGTCGCATATACTGTTGCATATTTAAAACTAGCAGAGCCAATATTAGATACACTGTCTGCCCCTGGTAAAATATTATTAGCAGACAACGTCAATGGAGTCCTAACAGTTCCTGATGTTGTTTGGAACGACATCAATGCTGTTGCAGATTTAAATACAGGATTACTACTAGTAATATTAATTGCTAGAGTATCTGTACCAGCACCACTTGTTCCGCCCACTGTAAGTCCGCCAGTATTAAATAATACTGGATTTGGAGCAGGTGTAAAATCATACTCTAAAATACCAAGGAAATCAGCTGCAGGATAGCCGCCTAATCTAAGCGCATTAGTAGCAGTTCCATGAAATACTTCAGTTAATGCAGTTGTTACTCCATCTTCATTGTTAGTATCTGCTAGAGTAATACCAGCTTTAATAATTCCAAAGCCTGCAATGCTATTACCTGGAACAGCATTATCTATCACAAATGACTCTTTTGAAATAATATATATCGTTGTATCATCAACAATTGCTTGAATGACTGGTACTAATGCGCCGCCTGTGCCAGCAGTAGCTTTGATACTGCGAGATTTCATTTGTGTAGTGCCGCTGCCCGTTACACCTTGTGGTCCAACTAGGATAAATTCAGTGCCAGAAAATGCGTATAATTGGTCGTTAGTGTTGTCCCACCAAAAGTCACCTTCAGTTAATGAAGTTGGAGCTGCGCCGCCGACTTCTGCGCCGCCTGTGGTACGCCAATTATTACCATCATAAAATTTTAATTTTTTAAGGCTGCTGTCAAACCAAATTTGACCAGATATCTTACGCTGTGGGCCAGCAGGGCCTGCACTAGAAAAGTGCTCTAATAAATGAACAAAATTTTCGTTTTGAACTTCACCGTAGCCAGCGTAATTTTTGCCGATAAGTTTAATATCGAGCGTATTATCGATGGTACCGTCTTCGACGACGGTTAGTGTTGTTCCATTATATCTATCAATGCTATACGACATTCGATCTACCCCTTAACTGTTAGTATTTAGTTTAAAATTCAATTTAAATCTACCCATGCGCCTGCTGCGTATGCTTGAATTTTATCTGTTGTTGTGTTATAAATTAACTCGCCATTATTTCCACTAGTCATAGACCTTGCGTCACGGTCAACAGTTGTGTATTTTGGAAGCTGTAACTGTGTACTTGCCCTAAACCCGCCTGTTACATCTAATGTATATGCAGGAGTATTATTAAAAATACCAACTCGTTGGTCTTGAGTTTGTATCGATATTGCAGGTACAACACCAAACGAATTTCCAACCGAGAGTTTAAAATTTTGAAAGCTAGTATCTGTGCCATTGCATACTATCTCAAATAAGTCAGGAGTAACTCTAAAATCAACTTCAGAAGATGTGCCTAATTTAAGTGGTTGATCGTTTTGAATTGTTAATGTTCCAAAGCCGTTACTAAGATCAGTCGTAATAGTTGAATTTCCCTGAGTTGATACAAAACTACTTGCTGGCTTGAGCACGTTACCTACCCTTAAAAAGTCAGCGGCAGTTGCAGTAACACGGAATTTTTGTCCTGATAATGTACTTTGATTAAATCCTGGACCAATTTCTCCAGTAAACCCACCTAATCCGGGAGTGCCATCACGGGGAGTGAATGCTACAGGATCCTTGCTGAATATACCAAGTAATGTTGTTGCAACCCATAATTTAACAATTACTCGAGGAGCATTATTTGTATCATATATAGTGTCAACTTCGAACCCAGATAGTCCTTGACTAGATTTATATATCGGACCTGCTAATACTCTGTTGGTTCCTGTATAAAAGTGCAATTGATTTTCAGCACTGTCAATCCAGAAGTCTCCTTGAATAGCTGTTGTTGGAGCAGTGCCTGAAACTACAGGGCCGCTGCCGTTCTTAAAGCCAAGTCCGTCATATACTTTTAATCTGTTTTCACTCGTGTCGAACCATAGTTGTCCAGCTAATGGGTTATTAGGTTGACTAGTATTTGCAAAATTTTCAAGAATCTTTACAAAATTTTCATTAATAAATTCTCCGTATCCGGATACATTTTTACCAATGAGGGTAATGTCAGTTGCTGTTTGATCTATTGCACTGTCGATAACTTCAGTAATTAGAGACCCATCAGTTTTGTTAATCTTATAAGTCATTATATAATCCTACCAGTAAAGATAATGTAGTTAATTGTCAAGTACGGATTCATTGTGTTAATTGGAACTGCTAATGACCCTGATGTTTGTATAGGACCACTGTTAGTCAAGTACTGACCTGCTGCTGCGGCAGTTGCGCCTAGGCCGCTGGCCGCATCTGTATCGTCAGGAGCACCTGGCGTATTTCTAAATGCGTAGTATTGTCCGCCTGCATTTCCTTGCAGGTTATGTCTGTGTTGTGGAAGATTATTTACAGTTAGTGTTTTATCTTCAGCACCATTAGACATACCAACAGTATCAGCAGTAACTGAAGTAACTCTATCAGCTGCTGGGGTAATTGTTGAATTAGATGTTGATCCATCAGGTAATAATGGTACCGTTGTTCCATTATTCATGCTATCCTTACCTAATGGAAATCTTCCTCTTAAGTCAGGTACTGCAAATGTTGAAACTCCCACTATATCGCCTAGCGGTTTATAAATGTATTCAATTGCTGCAAATAATTCTGGGTAAGAAGAAATTAACTGTTCACTACCATCGCATAACAAATATCCATTAGGAATAGTATTGCCTGCAAATGGTAATATTGCGCCTGCTGGCACTGTTGCCACATTTGATAAAAATGTTTGTTTATTAGTTTTTCTTAAACCTGTTCCAATTCTATTGATAATAAGTTCATCAGTAGTAGTTGAGTCAATCGCAGAAGTTTTAGTATTAATAAAGTCTGAGCTAAGAACTGTTGTAAATGTTGCAACGCCGCCTACTTGTGATCCGGTAAAGCTAATAGCATTACTAGTAATGTCACCTTGCAATTGGAATACGGTTGGGCTAGTTAATCTAGTTGCTGTGCCAGTTACTGATCCTGAAAGTTGCCCAACAAAAGTCCCATTAAATGTAGTTGCATTGACTGTAGGTGCAGTTATTGCTGCGGATGCTGCAATTGCTCCTGTAACAGTTAATGCTCCGGTAGACGCAGTACCTGCAACTACTATATTTTGTCCTACTTGTAGATTTTTTGTAATAGCTGCACCGCCAGCAGTTTGTAAACTGCCAGTGATCAAATTAGTAGCATTAGCAGTACCAGCAATTAATACACTATCGCTTGCTGTAATTTTTCCGGTTACTTGTAATGCTTCAGTTGGGTTTGAGTTATTAATTCCAACTTTTGATCCAGCAACTGTAATAATATCTTTATCTGTGCCGCCTTCTTTAACTCTAATAAAAATACTCGAACCTTCAATCTTATTATATAAGATAGATTCTCCTACTTGACTAGTAGTTATAGATGTTGCTAAGTCTGATCCTACTGTGATTCCTGAATTATTTCTAATACCAAATCCAAAGTTTGTAGTACTAGCAATATCACTTCTTAAAAAATTAGAAGCAGCAACTGAATTATTACCCACTAATAAGTTACTAGCATTTTCAGCAGTGCCCCACAATTTATTAAGTACTGTACCGTTACTGTCAAAATCCTTAGTAGAGATGTTGATACCTTGCCTAATTGTTGCAAATCCTTCAATTGCAATCTTAGGTGTAAATGCATCCTTACTAACAATTGCAACAATTTGATCGTTTACTACTAATTTAATCACATTGTGAGGAACACCAGTTGGTGCTGTAGTATCAATAATAGGATCGCCTACATACGGGCCTGTTTGCGTTCCTGCACTAAATTGCGGACCTACCAGTATCCATTGAGAACCAGACCATAAAAATAACTGTTGATTAGCAGTGTCTGTCCACAAATCGCCAAGTGTTGCAGTGTCTGGCTCGCTAGTCGCTTTTATAACATTTCCAGCCGGTACAAAATTGAGAGATGCATCGCAGATCATTAATTGAGGCTGGGCTGGGTCAGATGTGCCACCTGTATCATACCATAATTGTCCAACTGTTGGATTAGTAGGCATCGATGAGCTGGCAAAATTTTCCAACAGGTGCAAGAAATTTTCTGCAATATATTTTGAATATCCAGTATAGTTCTTTCCCACAAACGTTAGACTAGTTTCTGTATTAAGTGTTTGATCATCAACAGTCTTAAAACCGTAAGCTACTAAATCTGTGTGATTAATATTATATGACATTATGCAACCTCACTTAGTCCAGAGAGACTCTGTATGCGTACTGTATAGTCAACTTGTATCAAACGATTTAAACTTTTTTGCACAGGGTGGAAAATAACATGTGTTAAGAGTTTACCGTTACCTGATGGGCTGTAAGATCTTAATCCTAATTCATCAAATACAAAATCTGCATTATTATTAGTTGTATTATCAAATGCATCTTGACCCTGAGGCTCGCCGTAATCTAACAAGCAGGTAATAAACACATCAGTATAATTTGTTCCCGTTACGTGGCGAGTTTCGATCTTGTTTCTTACAGGATCTAAATTGGTTACTGAACGATCATCTATCACCTTGCTGTAGGTTTCACTGTATAATGTAGCACTTGTACCTGTTGAATTTGGCGTTAAGTA